TTCCCCGGCGCGCGGCAACCGGGCGACTTCAAGCACCTCGATTGGGTGAAACAACATTGGGTGTGATTGATCAGTCCAAGGTCGCGCTGTTCATCCCGCCGGGGCTGAGGAAGTTCAAGCTCGACCTGTTCGAGCGGATCGGGGCCAAGATCGGCCGGGTGGTGCAGCATGACTTCGCCGCGCTTGAGCGGTTGCCGGAGGACATAACGCCGATCGTCGGCTGCTCGCCCGAGCTAACACAGACGATAGCCGGCTGGCGCAGCCGTGGCCGCCAGTGGGTTTATTGGGACCGGGGCTACTGCCGGCGCATCTTTGCGACGGACCTGCCTTATGGGGCAAATGGCGGCATGTATCGATGGCACATCGGGTCATTCCAGCTTCAGGCCATAGGCGAGTTCTCCGACGACAGGTGGCGGGCGCTGAAGACCGACGCCTTACCGTGGCGAGTGAACCCGAACGGCCACGTCGTCGTCGCCGACCCGTCACCGACCTACCAGCGGTTCCACGGGATCGAGGGGTGGCTCGACCGGACCGTCGCCGCCTTGCGCGAGGTGACGGATAGGAAGATTGTCGTCAGAGACAAGGAGATGCAGCGCAACGCGATTGACCGCCGGCCTGGCGGGCGTCGGCTCTGGGAGGACATCCGGGAGGCGCACTGCCTGGTAACGCACGGGAGCAACGCGGCGGTCGAGGCGGTGATCATGGGGTGCCCGGTGTTCGTCCACCCGGACAGCGCCGCAGCCTTGGTCGGTCTCACTGACCTGAACCAGATCGAGAAGCCTATTTATCCCGACCGTGAATTGTGGTTAAATTCCCTCGCCTACTCGCAATTCTCGGAGGCCGAACTTGTGGACGGGACCTTGTGGAGGTTGCTGCGATGAGAGCCGGTCAACTCGACACGCGTGTCGCGCTCCAGCGCAAGACGACGAGCTACTCGTCTAGCGGTGATCCGGTGGACACCTGGTCGACGTTGGTCGAGCGGTGGGCAGGATTGCGGCCCCTTACCGGTGTCGAGGCCAATGCCTCGGAGCAGTGGGTGGCGCGCGAGCAGACCGAGTTTACTGTGCGCTGGTCGCAGGAGATAGCCGCGCTGTCGCCGCTGGACCGGGTGATCTGCCCGGCCGATGACGCCTCGCTGAGCCCGGAGGTGTCGCGGTCGGTCTACGACATCATCGCGGTACATGAGATCGGCCGCAACGAAGCGCTGCGGATCATGGCGGCGAGGAGGGTGGCATGAAAGACATCCGGCCGGCGCTGCGGCAGTTCTTGCTTGATGATGCTATCGTCAGCGGGTTGGTTAGCGGCGTGCGGATTCACAACACGCGCCTGCCGCAGGATCAAGTTGCGCCGAGCGTGGTCTATACCAAGGTGTCGGAGACCGGTGACTATCACATGGAGGGCGACTCAGGTCTCGGACAGGTGCGGATGCAGGTCGATGCCTGGGCGCAGAACGCAGATGCGGCGACGGAGTTGGCGAATGCGGTCTACGACCGGCTGAGCGGGGCGCAAGAGGACGTCAGTGTCGACTCCGACTTTGTCAGGCTCAAGGGCGTGTTCCTGGCGAACGGCCGCGATGATTACGATGCGATCGCGAAGCTCTACCGTGTCTCTCGTGACTTCATCATCTGGTACGGAGCGAGCGAATGAGCAACGTCATAGGGGAGCGTGTGCTGTTCAACGGTGCCGAGGCAACGATTGTTGACTTCAACAAGAACGGTACTTGTCAGTTGAGCTTCACCGGTCACGGCAACGTCGACAACGTCGACAACGTTCCGATGCACCTGCTGAAGAAGATCGAGCCGCCGCCTGCGTCGGCGGAGGAGGCAATAATTTCAGTGCTGAAGAGCGTGGAAGCCCATCTCGCCAGCATCGACGCGACGCTGAAGAAGATACGAGATGATGCGTGATGGCCAAGGTCACCTGGAAAATCGAAGGGCTGAAGGAGCTGGCGGAGGGCTTACGCGAGGAGCTGCCGAAGGCAACCGCGACCAATGTTCAGAAGCGGGCGCTGATGCGGGCCGCCGAGCCAATGGAGGCCGATGCCAAGCAGCACGCTCCCTACAAGACTGGGCTGCTCAAAGAGAAGATCGACATCGGCAGCAAGCTCAGTCCGCGGCAGAAGTCGCAGCACAAGAAAGAGTCGAAGGTTGAGGTGTTTGTCGGCCCGCCATCGATGGCGCGCGGCATCGTCGCCGAGTTTGGCTCGGTCAAGCAGACGCCGCACCCGTTCATGCGTCCTGCGTGGGATGCTAACAAGCGTACTTCGTTCGATACCATCAAGGAGATACTGACGGAGGAGATCGAGAAAGCACGGCAACGCATCTTGCGGAAGACTGCTCGGAACTTGGCGAAGATGAAAACTTAGGAGGCTACCAATGGCTGAATCACTTGCTATGCTTGGCTACGGCTCGGTGTTCCAGATCGCCACCGAGAGTTCTCCGGATGTCTATGCGTCGCTGGCCGAGGTGATTTCGATCACTCCGCCGAGTTTCACGTTCGACCAGATCGACGTGACTCATATGGAGAGCCCGAACCGTCTGCGCGAGTTCATCTCTGGTCTCGGTGACGCTGGCGAGTGTTCGTTCGACATGAACTTCGTGCCCGGTTCGACGTCGGATGATCGCTTGTTCGAGTTGATGAACCTTCCGGTCGGTGTTCTTCGTCGCCGGAACTGCCGCATCAGCTTTCCGAACGGTGTGTCGTGGTCGTTCTCGGCTGAGTTGACCGGCTACGAGCCGACGGTGCCGGTCGACGACAAGATGACCGCGACCACGACGTTCAAGGTCAGCGGCGCGATCAGCGTTGGCAGCACCTGATGACCAACCCGCACAAGGGCGACGTCTCGCTCGACGTCGCCGGCAAGGCGTATACGCTGCGCTATTCACACAGCGCGCTCGTCAAGCTGGAGACCCAACTCGGCAAGGGGTTGATGAAGGTCATGCAGGAGATGAGCAGCCCGGAGGAGATGCGGATCGGCACCGTTGCCGCGCTGCTTTGGGCCGGGCTGCAGAAGCACCACCCGTCTATGACGCTCGACGAGGCGACCGACCTTCTCGACGACATTGATGGCGGCGCGCGTGGCGCGGTCGAAGTCCTCGGGGAAGCATTCGAGCGGGCGTTCAACGCACCGGGGACGAAGGGCACACACCCTCCGCAGAAGGCGAATGGGACTGGGATCGCATCCTCGTCGACTTCGTCAGCCTCGGCTACGATCCCGAGCGGTTCTGGGACCTGACGCCGCGCGAGTTGAAGCTGCTGCACGAGGCGGCAGCTAAGAGGTTCGAGCGCGAGCACAATGCCCGCGTTTGGCTGGCCTGGCACACCGCTGCATTCCAGCGGATGAAGAAGATGCCGGACATCAAGAAAATGTACCTGAACAATACGAGCAAGGCACGGCAGACGTGGCGCCAGCAGCTCGCCGTCATGAGCGAGTGGGCCGTGCGTCACAATCGTCTTGAGGCGATGAAGGAGAAGGCCAATGGCCGGTGATGCAGTCGTCGGTGCGCTTCGCGTCGTCCTCGGGATGGACACTGCCGCGTTTGAAGACGGGGCGAAGCGTGCCGCTAATAATATGGCTTCGTTTGGTACCCAACTAAAGGCGGTATTCGCTGGTGTTGGCCTTGAGCGTATCGTGGAAGGTGTGACGCGCGCGCTTGTTGGATTTGTTAAAGCATCTTTCGAGAACATCGATGCCTTTGGCAAGCAGGCGCAGAAGATCGGACTTACGGTCGAGCAATTCACTGAGCTGAATTTCGCTGCGAGTCTTGCCGATGTCTCAACTGAGTCGTTGTCGACTGCGCTTGGCAAGCTTTCGAAGAACATGGTCGACGCCGCTGCGGGGACGGGTGAGGCGCAAAAAGAGTTCGAGGCTCTCGGTATCAAGGTTCGCAATGCCGACGGCACTATGCGGTCTGTCAGCGATGTCCTTGCAGACGTGGCAGATAAGTTTCAAAAAACCAGTGACGGAGCTGTAAAGACCGCGGCATCGATAGCGTTGTTCGGAAAGAGTGGGAAGGAGATTATCCCGCTTTTGAACGACGGCAGCTCTGGCCTCAAGGAGATGGCCGAGACCGCGCAGCGTATGGGGCTCGTGATCAGCGGGCCGACGTTTGCAGCAACGCAAAAGTTCAACGACAACTTGAAGATACTCGGACTTTCGTTTCAGGGCATAGCTAATCTCG